ATCTATAATATCCCAAGGTTGTATTAGGTGTTTCTTATAATGGTCTCCGCCTACCTGTTTGTCTGATGCTCTTTCTTCATAGTGTAACCCATCATTGCCGTTCTGCCCAACAATATCCATACGGGACGTTAAGTTAGGTGGGTCATAGTCTCTGGTATTAACTTGATTTAGTAGATCATATCGACCTAAATCCTTAAACTTCTGTTCTTCTTCTGGTGTCATAATATCAATTTCCATACTTCCTCCTCAAATAGTTTAAAGATATTGGCATCTCATCAAAACTACCATTGTTCACCTCATTCAACATCCAAATACCTTTCCAACTACCATTACCTTGACTACCTAAGTAAGCCTCATCATGTTGGTAAAAGATACCAGCAAAGATACCAGTCAATGCAGTACCATCACCACGTTTACTAAATGCTATGTCTCTGTCTTGTACGTGACCCATTACACAACTCATATGTTTCTTAGTAAGCATAGCCCTGGCACTTGATACTGGTCTACCCATAACACCACTGGTAAAGAAGTGGCAGAAGCCTACACCTTCAATGACAACTGGCTCTTTATAATCTATAACCTCCCAATCACTAAGGTTGAGGTCTTTATACCCAATCACATCTTCTAGTACAGCATCACTTTCTACTGCACGTTCGATACGTTCTTCATGGTTGCCCATTGTAAACACCATACGTGGTTTCCATAACTTCTTCTTATTCCGTTTCAACCTTTTCATTTCTTTCTTAATAGGTTCTAAGAGTAAATCCATAGCTAGGTTACCTGCATCTACATCGTCTTTATATCGTCTACCTTCAAAAGACTTCTTACCCTTATCATAACAGGATAGGCTAGGCATATCCCAATGGTCTCCAAGATGTACGATAACATCTGGCTTCTTATCTGCAATGTACCTACCTGCGTACAGCAAGTGTTCCATAGGTACGCCTTTCTTCATTTGGGTGTCTGGTATCACTACTATCTTAGTCATAATCATAATCCTCTAGGTAGTCTATGAAAGCATCCTCATTAGCTTTTAACATATCTTCATTATTAAAGTCTAACTCAAGCTCGTTATAATCTTCGTCAGTTATATCTTCAACTAAACCCTCAGGCAACAGTCCTCGTAAGTAAAGTTCGTTTACTAAGTCAGTCATTTCAGTTACCTCTAACACACTAGCTTTACCTCCACACTCTGAACAATTTCTACCATACCCAACTACTTCATACTCTGGGTCTTCTGCACCACACTTGTAACATATTTTATTCACATTTCGCATCCTCGTTCACCCATTCAATAGGAACTTTACCAATAGCATACTTAATCTTACGCTTGTCACACCACTGACTGTACTTCTGTGTTTTCTTTTTAGTAGTCCACCCATCCTTCTGAAATAGCATACGTATATCTACGTCTGGATTACATTTAATAACAGACTCCATTTTAGTTCTATCACTGGGCTTAAACCACCCCTTCACTTCAATGTATATACCATTAGGCAACTTAATATCTGTAAGATACTTAGCCTTCTGTAGTACGTGATGACTGCCACAGTCCAGACACTCCATCTTTCTGGTGGTTCGTTTATTATATAGTAACGTGGTACATTCATAGGTAAAGTTAGTTTTATTATTTTCTAAATCTTTAGCAACACGCTCTTCAAACTTACTACGGTACTTGTTCATAACTCCTATGCTCCCTGTGTAATTGCCTATGGTGTTTCCTACATAACCAAATAACATCTAATGGCATGTCATAAGCATAGTGATGAGCCTCTGTCTTGGTCTCTCCACACTCACTACAAGGTAGACTTACTAACTTCCCGCTTTTGATTGCACTAGCTACTGCAGTATGGGCTTTCCTCTTCTCTGGGTTAGCTTTGCGGTATTTAGCAACTCCAGCTACTACCTTTTCCCTATTAGCTTGGTAGTATTTATTATTTCTAGCTAATATCTTTTCTCTGTTAGCTTGGTAGTAAGTAACCTTTTGAGCTAATATCTTTTCTTTATTAGCTTGGTAGCGAGCCTTGTCGTAAGCTGCCCTCTCTTCTTTAGTCTTCATAACCTCCCCTTATATCCATTGGCATCTTCACATCTTTCTGAAGCATCCAAAGAAGTTGCGTATTCTGTACCATACGTTGATACCACCCTTCCCCGAACTCATCTTCATAGTAACTTTCGATAGTAGCATCCCAATCTGAACTTTCATCCAAAATCTTCTCAGCTTTCTTAATACCGACACCACGTATTCCGATAATGTTATCAACTTTATCCCCCATTAGCATTTGCATATAAAACCACCTTGTCCCTTCTTCTGGTGTAACAGTAGTCCACTCTTTCTTTGCAAAGTTATAGTGCTTGCCTGCTACCATAAGAAGGTCTTTGTCTATACTTGCTATAACAGTTTCGTCTGTCTGATTAAGTGCAAGGGCATCGTCAGCTTCCATGCCTTCGATAACCTCTGCCTTAAAGTGCTTGACCATATAATCCCTTATGGCTTGGTAGTGAATAGGTTTAGCTGTGCCTTTACGATTAGCTTTGTACTCACTATCAACTTTTAGCCTAAAGTTATTTTTTCCTGTTAGGAATATCCTATAACTATCAGCACCCGTATCTTTAATCATACCCTTTATAAACACTTTGGTACTGTGCAAAGCATAGGGTAGAGGTTCTGGTACAATGTTTCCATCGTCATCCTTCCTCTGTGTAGCAAACCCTATACGATACACAATAACATCACCATCAATCAACAGTTCCATTAGAATGGAATATCATCTTCTGTACCAGTAAGTTCTTCTAACGGCTCTGGCGCATCAATGCGATTACCATGAATGTATAGCGGCAAGCCAAACATATTAGCTTGTGCTGGGTTTTCCATGTCATCAGCATCGCCAGTGCAACCATCAGTAATTAGACCTTCTGCTACACCACCCTTATACTTAGCAGGAATTGGTGTTAAGTAGTCGATGTTGTCGTATGTACGATTAGCGTTATCACCCTTTCCTTTGCTGTGAACAACCACTACATTGCAGGGTTCGTTGATTACCTTATCCCAGTCAGCTTCTACACCTTCTACAGCAGATTGATCAAAGATCTTATACAACTGCAACTCTTTACCACGCTCGGTCATTTGATGGAATACGTTAAAACCCCCTGTCCACAATAATCTAGGCTGTTCTTTACCATCAATCTCTACAGTCTGTCCGATAATCTCAATACCTAAAGCCAGTTGTTGTGCTGGTGGTTTCTCCTCACCCATATAACCACGCTTCTGCATACCTAAGTCTGCTACATAGCGTAGTCTGCCCTCATGCTCACCTGCTTCCAGGTTTACATATTCAACATCACTACGCTCAGTTGTTTGTTGTTCGCCACGTCTTTTAATAGCCATTTGTTATTTTGTCCTCTATTGTTGGAATAACAGTTGTAATTATATTACACTTTTTTCTATTTGTCAATGTATTTCAGCATAAGTTTTACCAAAATCTACATCTACATCTAACTCTCTGTTTAGATTAAGTTTTTTGTTTACATCCTTTACACAATCTTTTAACAGTTTAGTAATAGCTTCTCGATATGCGCAAGGTACATCAAGAATAACCTCATCATGAAACTGTGCTACCAAAGTTTTAGTTCTTTTTAGTATCTCCATAACCCACATATCAAAGCAGTAAGTCCCAGTACCTTGATTAAGCGTACTAAATATATCCTTCTTACTGCGTAGCTCATAATAAAAACCACTTACTGGATTAAGTAGCCATAGTTTACCGTTCACATTCTTAGTAACCTGCTCATCTGCTATAGCTTTTAAGCTCCAGTTCCTATCCCAGTATGCTTTGTGTAGTGCTTCTCCCTCTTTAAGTGTAGCCTCTGCTCCTCTAGCGATGGTCTGTGCACCTGCACCATACGTACTAGCATAGTTAGTAGTCTTTCCTTTGTGCCTCTGTGCAGTTAGCATAGCCTCATCGAACTTACTAAAGTCTTTAGCTTTATAAGCATCAGCCTGTTCTTGTGTTAAGAACTTAGCCTCCACTGCAATAT